AGACGCAATTTTTCTCAGTGGTCAAATTATTTGGCCATCTGGGTGTTGTGCGTGCGTCGAACGACATGCTTCAATCGCATCCTGAAGATCAGGGTTGGATCGGAACATCTCCATTGCAAGATCATGGGGAACCCGGTCACTTGCATCAGAAAGATCGATCGCTGCTAATCGACCTGTTTTCGACGACGACATCGCGAGCTTTTGGTTAACAGATTGGTCATGAAAATTTACATGACCCTTCGATAACCAATTTATTCCAATGGCTCTTTGAAGAGCTTCTTGGATTCCGTGTTGTACATATTGTTGACAACAGGGCTCAATTGCGATGATTCTAGGGCTTTTGAGTGTTTTAGGTACTGAGACCACCCTAACGGGTAGTTCCAGGGCCTTTGGAACGATCGATACCATTTGGAGCTCCTCACTATCGCTCGGGCACCCAATAGGATACCCGTTATCGATAAGAGGGAAATAAGGCTCCAGACGATCGTGCCAACTAGACCATGAGTACTTTTCATTTCCATGAAGGTACTCTGCGGTCGCGCCGGGACCATGCTTTGGAATACAATTGGCCAGTTCGATTGAACTAACCATAGGACCCCAGAGCACAGAAGCCACGCTAATAAACTTAGCGTGGACCTCTTCCGGCACTGAAAACACGTCAAAAGACTGCTCAATGGCAGTGTAACTTGAGAAGGCGGATGCTTCCCTTTGCGGGGAGCATTCAATTTCAATTTTGACAAATGCGCGACAAATCTGTCTAACGCACCCGACAATAGTTGAAATATCCTTGTCTTGTTCATTGTCAATACCTCCTGTCTCTCGGTTGAAAATATGACCGAGCATACCTTGCAACAGTGCAGGGATTGCTCCATTCTTCCGAAAATTTCGAAAGGATGTTGGGTCAATCTTCCCATCTGCTAAGCTTCTTTCGAAGTCATTGCAGAACTGGGGAAGGGTTATCGTGAAAAACGATATCCCCTCTTTTTCAACCCGTGATCTCATAGTTTCGAGATCACGTAAATCGGAGACATCAGCGGTACACTTCATGCAAGCATCTATATAGATGACCTGCATGAACTTCATATGGTCACTTGCATAGTCATTACGACTATACTCGTTGCTTTTCAAGGTACCCTCCAATCGGTGGGAAGCCTTCAAGCCACGTAAGTCTGCCTTCCTGACGCCAGTATTGGCATCAGGCAAACGGTACACCAATACGGAAAAACCAAAGATAGTGACTTAGCTGGAGATTTAACTCTCCGAGCCAATCATCTTATCGATGGCCGTATTATCTAGCCAAGTCTTAAGACCGGCTATAAGCTGTTCTACTTGTGCAGTCGTAAACCCGTATAACGGGCGATCGATCACACAGTAGAAACTAAGCGTCTCATAATCATTGACAAGCGTCAATGGGTCTGCGACGATAGCACGTTGGTCGATACGTACCATAGACCGTTTCCGGTCATTTGATACAGTATGCGAGATCGTCAATTTGAACGTCTCGTCCGCGATCTGATAGATGGATTTCATTCCGTCTGTCAAAAATCGTGGCATTACCTTCGCGACAGCGTTAACGGTGACCGTTTGAGGGTCGGAAAACATAGTGGTTGACCTCCGAAGTTTTGCGGAGTTATCCTGCTACAGATCCAATCCTTTCCAGGGGACCAAACCTTGGTTAAAGTAACAGGCAGATGATTCAAGTTGATAGTGCACTACCTGAGCATGACTTTTAATGCATGCGGGTAATGCCTAGAGCAGCAAGAATCGCAAGTTGTCTTGGACTTAAAAGGTTCCAAGACAGGCCAAAGCCATAAGGGGTACTTGCACCGTTTCTCGCCTTCTCGTTCCACGAAATGGACCAAGGAGCTGAGATAGTGCCATCTTTGAACGGCAGAGTCTGAGTAAGAATCTGCTCGGTCGCTTGATGGCGCGTCACGTACAAGTATCTGGCCGCGACTGCATCGATTGCGATATCCGTCATAGCATCAATATTGGTGCTAAAGTCGGTAACCCAATCTGCCAGCCACGTCCAAGGCGTTGCACGATAGATATTTGATGGAGTCACACGGAGCCCAAAAATCGTTAAATCACGATTAATTGAGTTCCACGCCGAATTATAATCCGGCAGTGAATCATCAAATTCTGGACGGTAATACTTGTAGCTACCCACCGCGGTAACGTAAGAATGCTCTCGCATCCTTATTTCCCACGTTGGATTAACTCCAGGTGTAAACAGGCTTTGCACGAGATAGCCCACAGGTTCAACCTGCATGCCAACTCCACGCGAAGGTACTGATTCCGTCCAAGTATCATCGAGAACTACTCGCCGTCTCGTCCACTTGTCATTACGAGCCGTTAATTTGGCTTTAATGGCAGTGAGATCTCGGAATGTTGTATAAAACTTTCTAAGATCACCTACGAACGGCACCCACCCAAATTGGTGGTTGAGAAAGTCATCTGACACCCTTCCGGGCGTCATTACCCTACCGTTAACGTTACCACCCATCAGCCTCCATACATCATGGAGTCTTCTGGATGATGACTTTAGCATACGAGGGAGATCCCTCAGTTCTGCTACAAAAACGGCAGCGGAAGCTTTCTCAAGTTTAGGCCTAGTTTTCATATAGGCCCGTAGTTCCCAGTTAGCCGTAGATAGCGGAGTGAAGCTTGGCTTAAGCCAATCTACCCAATTAAAACCATTCGACCAGTGAATGGGGAGAAATCCCCCTTCATAATGGATACGACCAGTTCCGATTCCATAAAAGGTTTCGGTATGATCGTGAGAATGGTAATGGCCACTCGCTACAACCCGCGGTGCGGGAAATTTCACGGACTTAGACGCAAAGTTATCTCCTTCATAATAGGGAGGACCCTTGTGAATATAATCACGAGTAGTCTTCCCCTCTGAATCGGATAACGTCACATCAGCGTATGGAGGGTTCCCAGGAACTGGGACCCTCACGCCGGGTGATATCTCTATGGTAAATTTACCAAGAGGTAGGCGGTAATAGCCAGTAGTGGGACTTTTCCCAATATCTGGATCTTTAACGCCTTTAGTGCGTGTTCGTGGAATTCCGGACATAACTATGTAACGCTCCCTTCTGGATCGTTAGTTCTAGTTGTTTATTAGACAACTAATTGCAACTGCTGAACTAACGGAATGCAGACTTTAATAAGTCATGCGTTTGATTAGTAATAGTACCTACCAGCAGGCGAAAGAGTCAAGGTTAAACCTTAAACTGTTTTCGCTGGGCCGGAGTAAGAGACTTATCCTTACGGAGAAGCTCTTCGATCTGAGCAATAGTGTCCAGTGATAAACTGAACAAAATTGCCGCGATCTGTACTATCCGTGCGAATTTTGAAAGCTTAGCCATGGTAACTCCTTTCTTGCGAAAAGAGGAACCATGGAGCGATCTCAATCCGCGACTAGTCATGCACTGACTGTTATATGTCAGCATATCAATGAAGAAAGTCATCGCTGACTCTCCAGACACCCCCAAG